GCGTTAGCACCCATCGTTTGAGCAGCTAATTCACCTTCAACCATCGCCATTTCCATTTGATCTTCAAATCTTAAACGAGCTTCGTGCTCAGATTTTAAGTACCATAGGAAACCAGAAGCTCCATTTTCAGAAGTAACTTCAACCCAACCGATTTGAGCAGTGTCAGAACCATTAACTTGGTATCTGTCTCTCATGATGATTGGTCTGTTGCTAAACTGAGTGAAAGAAGCGTCTAATGAACCAGCGATTCCAGATGAACCTTTTCTATATTCAGTACCGTAAACGAATAATTTAATATCGTCTCCGTTAGCAAATGTACCACCAGTTCCTAAGTTAGCTTGAGTATAAGGCTGTACTGTAACGTTAATGTTACCAGTACCAGCAAGCGCAATAACTAAACATTTAAGTACAGAAGTTGAAGCAGCATTAGAAATAATAACTGTATCGTGTAACTGTACGTTGTGGTTAGCAGGTAATAAAATAGTGTTAGATGCAGCAGTAGTAACTTGAACTGTGTTAGCTCCACTTTCTGCAGCGTCATACGCTACGTGTAATCTTCCTTGTTCAGACCAGATTACTTGGTCAGATTGTAATGGCATTTCAGCACCAACCATTTTTAAGAAACCAGAGATAGTTCTATTTCCGTATCTTTCAACTTCTTTCTCGTAGATTTCTGGTAAAAATTGCTGTGCGAATGTACCACCACCACTACCGCTATCAAAAGCTAGGTAGTTTGAATTGTACAAATTTTGCACTGGAGCTGGAGTTACGTGATTTAGTTCCGCTCCTTGTGCAGGATTAATAAAAGGCATAATTTTTAATTTTAATTAGTTAAACTTATTTTCTATTCATTTTAACTCTAAGCCTACTACTGTCGTCGCCGCTTATTACTCTATAAGTAGTTCCACCTTGTTTAATTTCTGTATGTCCTTGTCTAGGCGCCATGTCGACGTTTTTAGACTTGGCAATACTTTCTTTTAAAGCATCAGCTTTACCTTGATTATAAAAGTGATTAGCAACAGCATCAGGGTTCATAGCTGTAAATAAAGATTTGTGATAACCCGCGGCATCTGACATTTCATTGTTTTTGTTCAAAAACTTTTTGACAAAATTAGTGATGTCTCCTTGGGTATTCTTAACCTTATCAGCATCTTTAACGTTATATCTGTATCTTTTATCTCCGACGTTATATTCAAAACCTTTGAACTTGTCGTTAAAAACCTTATTGGTTTCTTTGTTAAATACATTTATTTGACGTTCCTCGATCTTTTTGACCTCAGTCTGCTCTTTGTTATATCTATTAAAAAATTCTACAGCTTTCTTTTGCTCAGGCGCTAACCTGCTTCCAGCTTTAATTTCTTCATAGTATTTAGACTTTAACCCGTCTAAGTGGTTTTTGGCATTCGCAACTTGCTCTTTTAATGCCAGCTTTTTTCTTTTTACATCTCTATCCTCATCTGTGTCTTCATCGTAAGAAAACTGATCTTCCATTAAGAAATCAATTTCATCACTAGATAAATGGGGTTTTGTGTTTTGATAGTATTCTTTTAGTAACTGTTGTTCGTTTAAAGAAGCGTAGTCAGTGTTCAACCTAACATAATCTTCTAAACTACCACCAGTGTCTTTCATGAACTCTACCACCTTTTGAATGTTCTCCGGTAGTGGATCTCCAGTTGCTTGAGCTTCAGCTACAGCTTCTTCAACCTCTTCGGTTAATTCTTCTGTTTTCTCTTCAACTTGCTCCTCTGTTATCTCTTCTAATACCGGTGTGTCTTCTTGTGTTTTGGTTTCCTCTGGTACCTCTTCTTGTTTCGGTGTGGTGTCGGCATCTTTAAGCTCTGTAACCACTCCGTCGTCGTTAACGTTATTTTCTTTAACTTCATCGGTTTCTGGTTTTTGTGTTAAATCAACCTTTACGATGTTATCTTCTGTAGGTGGTGCTTGCTTTTTCTCAAGAGCATCCATATCTATCTTTACAACATCTGGTGTTTCTTTAACTAATTGTTTTGGTCTTTTTTTAATTTTAACCGGTTCGTTTACCACAACATCGCTTTTAGCTTCTGTAGGTGGAGGCGTGCTCGGTAAATCCGCCTTTAGATTTTGTTCATTTTCCATAATATAATATAATTAAATAATTAAACTTATCTAGGATCAAAAGATCCTAAATCGAAACCACCACCAAGTGTATCATTACCTCTAGATTCAAAGTTTTTCGGTGGTGCGTTCTTTGCTCTTTGATCTATTAATTCAGACTGTTGAGATGCTTGTATTTTTGTACGCTCATCTTTTCTGTCTTCTTTTTCTTTTTCTTTAGAACTAACAGTATCTAATTCCATTTTCTTTAACTGCATGTTAAGTTGAAACTCGTGATCCATTAGCTGCTTTTTTATCTGCGCTTCCATTTGTAGCTTTTGCTGTGCCATTTCAGATTTTGCTTGCTCTAGTTGTATTTGGTTTTGTGTTAAAGCTTGGCTTTTTTGAACCTCAGCTTGAGCTGCTACTTGTTGTGACTGAGCATTTGCTTGCGCTTGCGCCTGCATGTTTTCTTGTTGCATTTGTTGGTCTTGCTTTAGTTTTTCTTTTCTTCTAACTTTAAGAAGCTGATTAGCTAGCTTAACATTTTTAATCTCTCTTAAATCAATAGCATCTGTTAATTCTATTAACTGTTGTTGTAGAGCTTGTTGTATGTTGTTTTCAAGCATTTGCCTTTCTTCTTCATCTGGCTGTAAGTCAATAAATATACCAAAATCATAAAGATGTAGGTTTTTCATTTCATCTAAAGTAGCAACGTTATGTGTCCCTATGCTCTGTATAAATGCATCTCTTGTTGGTGAATATTCAATGATATCAGATATTCTAAGTGACAACGCTTCTGCCATCTCAGCTGTTAAAAATAAACCAGCTTGTAATATATGTCTTGTCGCTACATTTGAATTTGCAGCTGCTAACTTTTGTACGCCAACTAAAGCTTTAGCATCAGGAGTACTAGCATCTCTAGCCTCGTTAAGCCCGGTTACATCTCTAATCATTTGTAAATAATAATTATACGTTTGAATTAGAGACTGCATTTTTTGTCCACCACTACCTGATTGTATTTCTTGAATAGGCATTTTACCTGGGTTCATATCACCATCAGAGGTCATTGATCTACCTATTATAGAACCTGTTTGGAAAAACATGTTTAATGCTTCTTGTGGATTATAGTTTGTACCGTTACCTAAGTCTATCTCAGCAAGACCATCAGCGTCTAAATATATACCATCTGGTACCATGCGTGATAACACTTGTTGTAGTTTTAAATGTGTAAGTTGTATCATGTCAGCAAAACCAGTTATTCTACTAACAAGCGACTCGATTTTACCTTTATACATTCTAGGAGCTACCATGCTGTAGTTCATTTTAACCTTCGTGAAATCACTTTTAGGTCTCATCATGTTTTTAGCCAATTGCCATTTAAGTAATCTATCGCTACCTAGAACTAAAGCTCCTTCATATAAAACCTCAATTGACCTTGACATCTTACCAAACCTAGCTTCTAACATAGCGTCCTCAATAGGGTTGAAAGTATCATCTTTTATTATGACTTTACTAGCACCTGTAGCAGTTTCTTTTACTTTATAAACTTCATTAGCGTAGGTTTTATAGTTAAAGTATAAAACTTGAATTTGGTTTTTATCTTGTTCATCTGAAGCACTGATCTCTCTATTGTAATAACCCATCTTGTTATAACTTTGAGATGTTATCTCTTCTAGATCTTCTTGAGTTAAGTTTGGAAACTGTTTAACCAACTCGTTAACAGGTATCATTTTAACTTCACCAACATAATACACATCGTCAAAATATGGTGATTCTGTGTGAGAATAAACAAGGTTAGCTGGGTCTACATATTCAACTGTTACACCTCTTGATGTATCGAACATACATTTAACAGCACCAATACCAAGAACGGCTATATCATAGTAAAACCTTTTCTTAGTTAACTCATATCTATTACCTTCAAACAAAGTATTAATTGCCTGTTCCTCAGCTAGTTCAACTGCTTGTTTGTAGTTAAGCTGCATATGCAACGCTAGCTCTTCTTCTGAATCTGGTAGTTTATCTGGTGAGTGTGCGAATAAGTTTATACCAAAAGCTTCTTCAGCAAACTCATTTAGTTCTTTTGTTTTAAGATCTCTTATGATACCTTCCATGTACTTCGTTCTCTTGCTTACGCCGTAAGGGTCTTGAGAAAACGCTTTAACATCATATGTTCTTTCAGCAATACCGTTAACTACGATATCTACAAACTTAGGTATTATAGGTACAGGTGTCCAGTCTAGATTCAAGTAAGATAAGTCACCATTTATAGATAATTCATTTTTATACTTTTGTATAGATTGTTCTCCTCTAGCATATAACCTAAGCTTATGAAAGCTGTTTTGATGACTAGAAAACCTATAACCACTGTTATCGCGTTTAAACCACTCGTCCTCGATTGCTTTAGCAACCTTTAAACCGTAGTCTAAAGAAGCTTTCTCTTTGTCACTTGCTACTTGACTAGGAAAATAACCTTTTGAAAATGAATTAGCCATATTATTATTGTATTAATTTTGAATGCATACCTCTTTGTTTGTATTTTGCTATGCTTATGTTTAATTTTTGTTTCTCTATTGTAGCGTTAGGACTATATAAATGTCTGTTACAACCCATTATCGCTAAGCCACTACTAATAGCGGCATCAAATGCTGTTCTTTTGTTTATATCAAACTTAGCCCAGTCTTGTAATGTTTCAGTAAAATACATGTCACCATAAACTCCTTCTCCTTTGTGTCCAACCTGACCTTGTATATACATTTCAATCGCTGCGGCGTGTGCTTGTTTAATATCTTCACTTGAGTTAGGTATTCCACCTACTTCTTTTTCTGCTACAGATAGTTTATTCCAAACTTTATCAGGTCTATTCATTGAATATCCTCTATAACCACGTCTTCGTAAATAGTACAATAGACGAGGTTTATTGTTCTCTGCGAGTATAGGCATCCCATAAAATATTAAAGCCATTAGAACGTCCTCAAAGAATATATCAGCTGTCTGTGGTCTAGCTATATACTCTAAAAAGAAACTGTTTGGTGGAGCGTCTTCCATGCTAAACTTAGTTAAGCCGTGTAAAGCACCTTTAGAACCTTTACCATCTACAGTCCCTGATATATCGTAACTATCACAACCAAAACAACCCATGTGTTCGTTTCCGGGTGATTTTCTACCGTTTTTAATTGTAACGTTATTTTGAAGATGTCTTGGTGGTACCCAACTTACTTTAAACCTACCGTTTGGATCTGGATAAAACATTACTGTTGAATCTTTTATACCGTTGATCCACTGAAAGTTACCAGTGGTTAGTGTGTCAGAAACACCGCTACCTTCATTATAATCTATTTGCTCGTATATTTTTGCTAAATTAAATATACTGTTTTTTGTTTCGTCTCTGAAAGCATGTTCTTCAGTTCTTGGAAATTGGCGGTAAAACTCATTAAGAGCATCACCATCATTTTTTAATCCATCAGCTTCATTATTCCAGTGCTCGATGATACCGATGTCGATGGATTCGCCATAAGGGCCAATAACTTCATTTTCAGGTGTGTCGAAGACAGGCATCCCAAAAGAATCAATGAATCCCTCGTAATTCCATTCCATAGGAATGAACAAACTATATAGTCCCGAGCTTGTTTGTCCATTTCTGTTTCGTTTAGTAACATCTGATGCATTATATAATTTTTTAAAGTTATCTCCTCCTTTATCTAAAGCATTTGATGTTGATCCCATCATACACTTACCTATTACTCTACTACCTAATCTAAGGGTGGTTTTCGTAACACGCCAGTTGTTGAGGATGTTGTTCGGCCTCTCCCACTTCCCCGATTCATCATGGACGAGGAGTTTGAGTTTCTCCCCATCGTAGGAGTTGTCACCGGTATTCTTCCAGTCGATCGTGGTGTCAAGACCCTGTAGGGCTTCGGGTTTGTCGGCACTTGTAATGTTCCGTCTTGTGAGCTTGGACGCGGGGACACGGAAGGCAAGCTCGGTCTTTGGACGGTCCATTCCGTCCTGGATAGGTTTGAAAAAGAAGGGATAGTTAACTGATATGGGTACCACTTTATCGGTAAACATCTTCTTGGCATCAGGCCCAGACTTAGATAAAATTCCATATCTCGAGTCAGAGGATATGGTCGCCAAATTAACCACCTCTCCTGAGGCCATGAAAGAGAAACCAGATCTACGGTTCTTAAGGTAACACATCCCATAGGATCGTACATCGGCTTTACAAGCTTCCCAGAATAAATAGAATAATCTATTTGCTTCCCGAAAGTCTGGTTTCCCGACGTCAATCTTAGACCACTGCAAGTACATATAGTGAGTGCCAGTAATATAAGTAGGGTTACCTTTATTGTAGTACCAAAAACCTTCTTCTCTTTTTTTAAACTCATTCTCTATAAAATCAATATATTTGCTTTTAAAATCACTAGGATATTGTTTCCAGTCAAAAATAGTTTTTATTTTATCTAGTTCTTTTGGATAAGGCGTAACTTCCCAGCGATCACTTTTGAACTTGTGTATCTCTTTTGGTGTTTTAGGTAAAGCTATTTTTAAATTCTGTATGCTATACACATCACCAATTTGCCCTGTCTTAGATATAACTACAACATCATGCTCTTTGTTATAACCGTATTTCCATTTTTTAGCTTTATTAAGCCTGTTAATGGTATTTGTTTTAATAGGTTTTACAACCTCGTATAATTTTTGATTATACATTACTTAGATCTTTTTTCAGCAAAACCACTAAAAGCTACATCTTCTTCCTTTACTTCTTTAACTTTACCATCTAACATATCTTGCTCTTCTTCAATACGATTAAGTATTTCAAAAGCATCAAATATAGCTAGTTTTTTTGTAGCAGCTGCGTTCTTAAGTCTATCAGCAGATATGTCATCGTCTGAGTCAACGATATCTTCCTTAGCCACCTTGATAAGTTCTTCAACCGCCCTGTGTCCAGCTAGGATTATATTCTTTTTCGTTTCCTTGATATTCATATTTGTTAGTAATTGATTTGCTAAATATTCTGTAAAGTCTTTCTTCGTCTAAAATACATTCGTATTCTGTGTTTGGTTTAAAACCAACTAAATCACCTTCTTTTAATCCAGCTTTTTTTAAGCTGTTATCAGCATATTTAAGAAAACCTACTAAGGGTTTTTCTTTATCACTACTATAAATATCATTAGATTCAATTGGTTTTATAAAACAGTAAGAGTCTATAGCTTGCCACCTATTATCTCTTTTGTAAGCAAATACCTGATCCCAATGAATAAAGTACATGTCTTCTTTGTAATAACTTTTGCTATTTTTTTCAATACCTTTGATGTCTTTCCATCTTCTGAAAACATTATGGTGAACTATGATTTCGTCACCTACTTCAACTTCGGTTTTTACACCGCTTGGTATTGCTAAAACAACAGCGCTTTTGCTTACGTATCTATGGTTAAAATTATCAGTGTTAAGTATAAGGTTAACACCATCTATTTCTTTGGTATTTGAATATCTGGATTTTAGTGGTGTTACTATAAAGTTGTTTACCCCTCGCATTAGTATTCGAGATTAAATTCAACAGCTATAGCCATGTTCTTATTAAAATCTTTCCAAGGTAACACCTCGTTGTTTTTTTTAATATATATTCTATACTTGTCATCTTCCTCTAATATATCAGAGATTGTATGCCCTCCGTAGACCTCTTGGCCCACGGAGTAATGCATAGCTTCATTTTTATAGTCTTTGCCTATACTAATCTTTCTTATCAGATTCATCTTCTATCTCTTTAATAGATCCATCGGCAATGTTAATAGTTACTTTACCATACTCTTCTTCTAAGCCATCTTGCATAGCTTTTAGTTGAACCTGTAGGTTACCAATACCTGCTAGCATACCTGCTTTCTGTGTCTCAAGCTGTCCAATAGCTAGCTGCGCTTGGTTTATATTATTTACTAAGCCTTGTAGGCCTTTCAATTGTTCGTCTGTGATCTTTAGATCTTTTGTCTTTTTTCCCATAATTTTACTTTATTTAATTTAAGTTAATTGTTCTATTCTAATATTACACACTTTGCACTATTATTAAAGCGCTAATGTCACTGTCTTATGACCAAGGTAGTGCTTTTTCTACGTTCTTCGGTGCTTTTTTTAGTTCTATCAAGTGTTGTATAATCATTTTGTTCCTCTCTACATCTACTTTTGCCTTAACAAACTCTCTAACGTTTGCCTCGGTTAAATCGTTATAATTAATAAAACCATCGCTCTCTGGTGTTTCTAAAGTAACAGTGCCTCTAACATGAACAGTAATCTTATCACTACCTGTTCCTTCTATTCCTTGGTAAATGTAGTCTATTTCAGTTACAACATCAGTTAATTCATTTAACAAAGGTGCTGTTAGTATTCTATCTATCTTGTATGTATAAGTTATTGCCATTTTGTTTTTTATTTAATATGATTTATGGACAGTTTGTTATTGATGTTACAGCCCCAGAGTTTCCAACTACTAAGTGTTTGTAAACTGTAGTTACTCTTACTAGATAATTTCCTGCTTCTGCAGCATTAGTTCCACTACTATCCGCATATATTGTGTCAGAGCCTTCTGGCCATATACCACTACCATCATGGTAAAGAGTATCTGGTAAGTTAGTACCGTAGCCACAAGGTGATTTAGTTTGAACAGGAGAAGCATCCATTTCGTTTAAACTAGAAGCTGCGTCGTGATCATAACTGTAAAACTCACTCATTTTATAAGGCGCTGATTGATCTGGACGTTCACTACTATTCTCATTTATAGATTCAAAGTTTTCGCTACTACCGTTTGCGTTACCACCAACAGTCATATCTTTAAGTGTTAATACGTCATCAAAATCAGCATCGTAATAGTCGTCGTTTACCAACTCAGCGGCTATACCTGAAAATTTAAGTGTTCCGTTACCTGGTACGCCCATCTATTTGTTTTTTAAGTGATTCAACTTCAGCTGTTAATTCTTTTATTGATTCTATTAATAAACCAACCATGTTACCGTAAGATACGGCATAGTGACCATCTGATTCTTTTTTAGTAACAACTTCTGGTACTATGTCTTTTACTTCTTGAGCTATAACACCCATCATTCTTTTATCACTAGCACCTTCGTCAGTCCTAACAAATGTAACACCTCTTAGTTTGTTTACTTTATCTAAAGCATCAGGTATTGTTTTAATATCACCTTTAACCCTAGCATCAGAGTAAGCAGCAATATCGTGACTTGCGTATATCGATATACTACTTACGTTTCCACTCACGTCTAGTGGATAATCAGGTGAAGAATCGTTAATACCAACTCTACCAGTTTCTGTTACACAGAATTTTTCACCGGCACTTGATCCACCACCCATGTAAACTCTCCATCTATCAGCATCAGATCTTAACGTGGCTACAGAACTATTCCCATATTCTAACTGCTGACCTACACCTGTACCTAAGTTACCTATAGCGCTAGTAGCATACATAGAGCCAGTCACTGTTACACCAGATTGACTTGTAGAGAATTTAGTACCATTATCGTAGTATAAAACAACAGAACCATCATCATTAGCTTTTATAGCTTGCTCACCGCTTTTAGCTTGAATATATATGTTACTGCCATCATCTCCATCAACATTGTTTCTAATATACATGTGACCATCATCGTTGTCAAAGTATAAACTAGTACCATCGTGGTATATACTAGCGTGTTCGGATTGTCCTGTTCCGAAGTTTATCTTGTGACTATCCTGAAAGGTCATATCACCGTTCACGGTAACATCACCTGTTATTGTACCGCCTGAAAGTATATTTGTGTTTGTGTCTGTATTTACTACCGTTTCAGTAGCTGTTGCAACCCCAGTAACATGACCATTACTATCTAAAGTTATATCTTGTATATAAGTTCTACCTGAATTGTTTAAGTTTGAAGTTGCTTGTGTTATACTCTCGTGAGCAGTGTAAGTTTCAGAAGCAGCGGATAAAACACCTGCAGCTGAAATACTTAAATTACTACCAACTTTAACGCCACCAAGTGTGTTTGCAGCTGCGGTCGGTAATTCGTAATCAACGTTTTCAATATAATTACTAGTGTGTATCGTTCCAGCATTTTCAGCTGTCCAATCTATAACCGCGTTACCACTAGGTATAGATGTGTTTCCAGCCATCGCGGTTGATGATGTCGTTCCTATAGCTAAGCTAGAAGTACCCGCGCCAATATTCGCCCTTATAGAAGTTTGATCAGCACCATCAATCCCAGAACCAATAGCAACCAATGCTGCAACGACTTCAGCGTCTGATAGTTGTGTGTTGTTGTAATTGCCAGTATGTATGTTTGTAGAACCTTGATCCGTAGTCCAGTCTATAATTTGATTACCTGATGGTATAGTGGTATCAAGATTTATTGTTATAGTTTCGTCAGTCGTACTTACAACCGTCTCAATACCTGTACCTCCAACAATACCTAAAGTCTCACCATTTGATATAGTAAAAGTAGTACCCGTTCCTGATGGTAAATTACTCACCCCAAACCCTGACATACCAGTAGCATCTGTTCTCCAAGCTGGTACGCCACTAGCGTTTGTTTTCCATACTTTATTAGCTTGTCCACTACCAGAAGCAACATAACCAGCTGCAGAATCACTATTAGCATTCCAAGTATTGGTATCTGTGTAGTTGCTAGTGTGTATTGTACCCGCGTTTTCAGCTGTCCAGTCTATAATTTGATTACCTGACGGTATTGTAGGTTTGTTATTTATGTACGCATCACCGCTTGTAGCATCCCAATCAGACTGTACGTTTTGCTCTGCATTAGACGGTGCGTGTGCTGATGTTGAATGAGTATATGCTGTATCGTAGTTAGTTTTATCAGTAGTTGTTAATTGATCAGTAGTCCATACTTGTGCCCAATCAGTTTGCCAAGTTCCATTTTTTTTACTTTTTATATGTAGCTTTCTATTGTGGAAATCTTGAAAAGATGCTGTTGCCCATGATGAAGAGTCCCAATATTTTATCGTAAGTAATCCATCTGATGCTCCTGTTGGTTCATCGTCAGCCTCACTTACATCCCATATATAAACACCTGAGGTAGTAATAGTGTCTAAGTCGTCTGAATGTCTTGCGTGTGTTCTTAGGTACCTGCCGTCATGGTTATGACTAGTTGTAGAATATCCGCTTAAGTCCTGATCTCCAGTATTTGTTCCTGATAAATTACCTATATCAGTAAGATCTTGCGCTGACAAACTTCCTGTTCCAGTTATATAGCTTCCAGCAGCTTGGTAACTTCCAGCGGCTTGAGCACCTAGCTCTGACAGAGTAGGTTTATGTCCTTCGTGATATATATTACTTTTTGTTACTGCTGTAAGACCAGATGGTGCAGTTGTTGTAACAGAATCAAAGTTAAATGCAACTGTTCCGTATTGTGAAAAATGTGTAAAAGTTTGGGGTTGATTGTAATCACCCATTTTACACCAAATCTCATAAGTACTACCTACTGTTTTATAAAAGAATTCATAATCATCACTAACAGCATCAGTTGATAGTTGATATACATCAAAACTAATATTATTTCTAGTTGCTATTTGAATTTCATACGTTGCTCTATCTGAATCACCGTAATCACCCGCAGATGATAATTTACCCACAACACTTGCATCGAAATCATTCACGGTAAACAGCTTCACATATCTTCTACTTCCACCACTGTTTCCTGGAGAAAAATTGTATTTACGTGTGAATAACGTAGTAGATTCTGTTTCTGTGTAATATCTATCGTCATGGTTGTGTGAAGAAGGTGCAAACGTTGAAGGTATGCCCGATAAAGAACTATAAGCTCCGTTAAACAAAGAAGTATTACCAGCTAACGCGGTTGTAGCTGTTGTACCTATAGCTAGGTTAGAAGTACCAGCACCTATATTTGTTCTAGCATTTGATTTTTCAGTATCGGTTAATCCTTGGTTTGCCACGTCAACTCTAACTCTATTTCCTAGAGCTGTTGATACAGTCGTAGAGAATTCAGCGTCATCTCCAAGTGCTAAAGCTAGTTCATCTAGCGTGTTTAGAGTAGATGGAGCTGAGTCAACTAAGTTTGATACAGCTGTATCTACATAATTCTCAGTAGCATAACCTGATAAACTAGTAGCACCAGTAAGAACAGTTCCATTAGCAGTTACAGTACCTGAAAAAGTTGCGTTACCAGTAGTCTCAGCTATTACAAGTCTATTGTTATCACCACCTGATTGGCCTCCTATAGTTTCTGTTATTACAAAACCTTCACCTTCATTTACTTTAACATCAAAAGCTAAGTTATTATTATCTGAGTCTTCTAACCTAATAACAGCTTCTCCAGTATTTTTTATATGTAACTGCCCACCCGCTGTAGTGTTAGATATACTACTATCACCAATCATCATAGTACCACTTACTCTAGCTTGACCATGAACCTCTAGCTTATTAGCAGCGTTAACAGTTGTAGAGTTTACTGCTAATTGAGCATTAATAAGAGTATTACCTGAAAAAGTTGCGCTAGAACTATCTAATGAAAGTTCTGTAGTTCCATCAACATCAAACTCGTATTTACCATTAGATGAAGCTATATTAAAAGTATGAAGAGCGTGAGCAGAAGTGTTTGTACCGCTTGTGATTGACAATTGCCTTAAGCCACCAGATCCTCCTGTAAAATATGTTCCTTCAGAACTTAAATTAGTAGTGATAGACCCTGCAAAAGTTGCGTTGCCATTTTCAACAAGACTTAAAGCACCACCTAAATCTAAAGTTGAAGCGCCACTACCTCCTGTGTTAGATATATAAAAACTATCGGTTGCACTTGCGTTTTCAATTTG